TCCACATCTGTAGATTGGTATTAATATCTAAAGTATTATTAAATAAGTCAGCTAAAATACCTTTTATTCTTTTTGATTCTGAATATATTTGAAGTATGTGTCCGTCTTCATTTGGTGTTGTAGATTCTTCAGCGTATATATCAAGAGCTGTTGATATTTCAGGAGTAAACTCCATAGATTCATAATCATAAAACGCGGCTAATCTTGTTGGTTCATAATAAATTGCTTGAGTATATAGGTTGTTTTCAATCTTTGTCCATTGGTTTGCTAAAAATAAAGATTGTTGTGCTTGTAATTTTTCTTTCTCAAACTCGTTTCTATCTTTAGTTCTTAATAACTCTTTTTTATCAAATCTATGTGTTGGCACATCCTGTCCTAATAATGAATTAGGACCAAATGTTTTTGACAGTCTTTGCCATACGGTTAATTGGTTTGTGTTTTGTTCCATATAAAAAAATTAATTTATAATTGTCAAATATAAATATTCATAAATTTTTAATTTATTATTCTTCATATTTTAAATACAAATCAGTCCCAACCTCTATGTAAACATCATTTGTGACAATAATTGCATCAATAATATTTTGAGTTGGTGTTGGGGTAGGTGTAGGACTAGGTGTTGGTGTAATACTTGTATTATATTCTCTTATTAAACTTTGGTCGGAACCTTTCTTATAATTAAACGACGTTTGGAACACTTTTACCGAGGATACTGGTAATCCAGGAACAATTAGTCTCGATCCATTAAATATTTTTCCCGATGTCGGTCTTCTCTCAAGTCCCATAATATATTATCTTTTCATTCCTCCGAATAACCATCCGTATTTTATGTATTCATCCTTTGATGGACCTGAATTCATTCTTTGTCTTTCAGAAAACATATGTGTGTTTGGTAATACAGGATCAAAATGAACTTGTTTACCTACAGAATCATTATTACTTACAGTCCACGATTCAATCATTATTTTAGTTTTCTCAACCACTTTTTCAAGTTTTTGAAACGATGATTCCCCAACATAAATTGCCATTGCTATTGACATGATTAAGTCATCATGTTGTCCTTTTTGGTGATCTGGTCTACCATTAACATATATGAAAGTATTCATTTCATTATACAAACGAACACTTTTGATTTTAAACTTGTGTCTTACATATTCCTCAAATGCGGCAATTATCTGAACTCTTTTGTTATTAAAGTTTATTCCTGGTATTTTATCTTGTGCCTTCGGGTTATAACTCCAAATATTTGTTGAGTCCACACCATCAATGTATAAATTTTTATACCCTAATTCTTGCATTTTTCTAACTGTAGTAATACCCATACCGCCAGTGATATCCACAACACAAAAAGCATTATACATTAACCCCCATTTATATGCAATTTCAGCCAATGAATCTGGTGGTATTTTACCAACATATTCAAAAACCTGTTCTCTTTCATCAAAATCAACTATTTGGATTGTTGAGAAATCTTCACTATCACCACGAGATACGTCAACACCCATAATATATTTGTGTCCTTCAATTGGTTCTTTCCATAACCACAATGAATTACCCATCATTTTATTTGGTGCGTCCTCCAATGTATTTTGTTTAATATAATCAAGTTGTTTACTATCAAATACGTTATCCCCTGAACCTAAAAATTCACAATTTAATTCCTGATTTATTTTTCTTTTGTCATACTTAAGTTTTTTAACCATTTTCTCATACCAAGTAGAACAAGGTTTGTAACCCTTTGAAAATAAATCACTTAATTCTTTATAATCTCTTTCATAGGGGTCGATATGTGCAAATGAAATATTTTTAGAAGTATCCTTTTCGTCTTTATTTAACAAATAATCAATTAAATCATCTGTTGGAACCAAAAACAAATCTTTTGCATATCTTGGATCCCTATACCAAAACATTTCAGAGATTTTGAAGTTATTCATTCCCTTTGTTGCTTGGTTGTATATCTCGTAATAAATTGGATCATACCCGTTTGGTGTTGACACAACGATTACTTTACCACCCGTAGATAGTGATGCCATACAAGCTGCCCAAAAGTCACTATCCGCTTCAATAAATGCCGCCTCATCAAATACAAGTATTGTGGGGGTAAATCCACGTAATGCATCTTTTGATGTTGCAACTGCTTTTACCTCTGAACCATTTGTTAATTTATAATGTTTTTGTGAGTTTTTATCAGCAGAAAACCCTGCACCAACCCATTTGGGCCATTGTTCAACAAACGCTCTAATCTTATTTGCCATCTCCATTGATGTATCAAGTTTGTTGGCAATAATTAGAATTTTTTCGGGACGTTCTTTTTTTGCAAAAACTAATCTTTTTGATACCCAAGCAGCAGTTACAGTTGATACACCTGCCTGTCTATATTTTAATGCTATATTTTCTTCGTAATCCTCATAGTCTTTGAGTAGTGAAACCTGATCTGGAAACAATTCTAATGGAACATATTTTGATACGGTATTATCGTATGTTTGTAGATATGTGCGAAGAGCATATGGTGTATCTCTCATACATTTAACAAACTCAAGCATCAATTGTTCTTTTGTGAAACTCATAAAATGATTTACATATAAATATCAAAACCCCCAATTATTTTCATAAAAGGGGGTTCATAGTAAAAAATATAAATTTATTATAATCCTAATCTTGTAAGAATGTCGTCATCTTCTTCATCCTCATCATAGTCGTCATCTTCTTCATCATCGTTAACTCTTTTGTATTCCGCTTTAGCTTTAGCAAAAATTTCCTCAAACTTTCTTGTTGCCTTACTATTATCTGATGCGTCATCAGAAATTACATTTGCAATAACGTCCTTTAAAAATTGTTCCGCAGGAATACTATAAAGAATTTGTTCAAAGTAAGGCATATATTTTTTCCCTTCAGCGTCTAATACCAATTCATCAGGAAGTAATGATCTTAACTTTCTTACAACCTCAGCACCCACTCTAAAATTCATTGGTTCGTTTGACATTGTATCTGTTTGTGAAATAACTTGTGTTGCCATTTCAGGATCAACATCTTTCCATTGAGCACGTGCCGTAACCATTGAAAATGCTTTAAATAATTCGTGAAGTAAAACAGGAAATATTAGTCCATTGGCAAAATAAGTGTCATTTGGCATTTCCTCTTCTCCACCATCCTCTTCTTCTTCGTCTTCATCCGAATCTACTTTACCTGCAGAACCTGCGGCATTACCACCAAGAGCCTCAATTAAATCTTCATCCGTAAAATACATCAAATCGTTTGCACCCATAATTTTATTGTAAAGCGGATAAAGAGCCGGATCAATTACATCCAATCTATCCTTAAACATTTGGTAAGCAAATTGTCCTCTTTTACCCTTACCCATTATTAATGCATTGATTACATTACGTTTTTCTATTTCTAACTGTTTTTGTTCTTCAGGGGTTAATTCATCAATATCAAATGAAAAATTCTTTGGTAATGGTAGTTTCTCATTTTTTTGTGGTTTCATTTGAAACTGATTCGGATCTATTCTTTGTTCACCTAAAAAAGTTAACATATTAACAAAATCAAATTGGTATACTACTCCGCCCATTTTTCTTTCCTTAACAACTAACCCTTCACCTATTGCTTCCTCCATAGTTTTAGAATATGGCATCCATCCTTCTTCTTTAGCGGCAATTTCAACCGCCAAATCTCTTAATTGTTCACGGTAATTAGGTTCTTTGGACATTGCACTTCTTACTGCCATCATTTGTTCCATCTGAATTGCCATCTTAACTTGTGGTTCAGTTATATTTCTATCCGTTGCATAATATCTTTTTACATAATCCACAACTTCCTTAAATCTTTTACCTGCAATCCTCTCAACGTCAGATACACCACCTTTAAAGGCACGATTTTTTGCATATATACCTTCAGGATCCTCAACCCTTTGTTGAGTTCTTGGGTGCATTCTTTCAGGATAATCACCATAATCAATAGGTGCTTCCTTAACTACCTTTCTAATCAATTTTTCTAATCTTGAGTTTCCCATTACTTTGTATTAACTGCTTGTTTAATTGCCATCATAAAATCACTTTTTTGTTTTTCTACGTCAGCTTTAGGTTTTTCTTTCACACCAGGGTTTGGATCCTTGAAAGGATTTTTTCTTGTAGGGGTTTTTGTTTTTTCCCTTTCTTTTGTTCTTTCTTTTTCTTTTGTATCCGCCTTTGGTTTCTCCTTAACACCAGGATTTGGATCCTTAAAAGGATTTTTTCTTGTAGGAGTTTTTGTTTTTTCCTTTTCTTTTGTTCTTTCCTTTTCTTTTGTGTCCTCTTTCATTTCACCACCGATACTTGATAATTTTCCGATAGGTAATTTCATTTTACCTTTTTGAAACATACTATTTTTAGGTGGGTTTTTCAAGACGAAGTTTTCTTGTTTATTAACCTTTTCCATAAGGGTTTGAATAATCTCACCTTTAGTCATACTCGGTTCAATATGTTTTTCAATCATCTCAAAAATTCTTTCTTCTAAATATTTTTGATACGCTTCGTCTGTTTTATTCTTTCTATATTTTACAGTTTTTTCTGGGTGAAGTTTTTCAGGCATTTTTTTATATTGTTTTTTTGTTGTAGATTTTGCAAATTCATCTCTCATTCTACACCATTTTTTTTGTTCCTTTGTTTTACCATTACCACATTTTGCAAAAAATAATTTTTGTTGTGCCTTTGATTCAAATCTTTCTTCTAACTCTTTTGACTCTGTTGTTTCACCAGTCCCAACAGGTTTTGTTTTTGAGGTTATTGTAATACCTTTTGCCGGATCAACTTGTAAATTTGCCCCGCCAACCTCTAAATTTGCAGGACTACCTGGTGTTATTGTTGTTTTAAACCCGGTCTGTGAGGTAGTTGTAACAGCCTCCTTTGTCTCAAACTTTTCCGCAAGAATCCTAACTTGGTTTTTATTCATTTTAGAAATAGTATTAAAATGGATACCATTCTCCATAAGGATTTGTATATAATTTTTAGTTTTCATACACTACTTTTTTTTCAAACTGTAATACGATATCTCTTTCGTATAATTTATCTTTTACATCTTGTTCATTTTCACCATACTTAAAAACTAATCTTTTAACTAATGAAAAATCAATCTCCTCTTCCTTTTCCCACCCAAGGGCAATAACACCATCAATAGAATCTTGAACTGAAAAAACATCAGAGTTTTGAACCAACTCCAATGTTATCTCACCATTTGTTAACATTCCTACTTTTTTTGCGTGTTCCACATCAGGGGGGCTTGGATAACCATTTGCAGGTCTTG